AGATGACGCGGGCATCGTCAATCTTTGCCAAGTCCTCCTCGCCGTAACCAAGTTTCCGTGCATTATGGATCGAGGAATCATCCATAAGGATACGAAGAGTCTGAGCATCGATATCGTTGGAGAGAGTTATTGCACCACTTTGAATATCTTTAAAGATGTGCCTATGGACAAAGTTTGTTTGCTTGGCTAGGTACTGGGCTGTAAGCCGTGCCATATCCGCACGGATTTCAATATCGAGATGTTTGAAGTTAACAACATTTCGCATGTACCGCTTGCCCTCAACCCATGCTTCTCCGAACTTGCCGATGCGAGGCAGGAATACGGCTTCCGGATCAACCTTTCCCAACTTGGTTCCTAGGGCTTCGTAGCCTCCTACGCTGCTGAGAAAATCCCAGTAACCCTGTTCGTGCGCCAATGTCGGGAATGTTCTAGTCTGAAAATCGATTAACTCCCCATCAGCCGTGACACGACGCACCCCATCGTTGACGAACGCTTCGTCACCTGTCGTCATCGGATTACTGGGATCACCCTTGATTCGTGCCTCACCCAACAACTTGCCTTCATCATCGAAGACTTTCCACATACCGTCTTTATCGATGTGTCGGCCATCCACGGTAAGGCTCATCCTGCGTCGGAGTATGTGCCAGTTGTGTAGATCACCGATGATCGGCATCAATGCAGGCAGATCGCGTACTAGTTGTCCATATATGGGGTTGAAGCCGTCATACCAGTTTTCGGCAATAGCCTTATGAATGTCCAGACCCTCTGCATTCAACCCACTCGGGTTAGCCTTTTTAAACGCAGTCATGAACTCTTCTAGTTCGTCCTGCTTCCTAAACGCATCGTTAACCCGGTCGATGAATCGGTTCATCGCCCTGTGTTGGGAACGAAGGCTAAAGTTCGTAGCGGCTAGGTACTTGGCTCCCGCACCGATCAGCCGCTTACCACCCCCAATCGGAATATTACCTTGGGTAAGTGACCCTGCTTCTGGGACATTCCCCGGCCCATGCACCCACGCCTTGACCTCTTCAAGAGCATCATCGTATTTGCCGGTAGTAGGATTCCATATCCTTATCGGCGCAAACAAACCCGTTCCAGCATCTTCTGCTCGAAGAGCCATCGACAACCGTCGAGAGAAGTCAATCGCATCACCCGTCATACCCGCCCGCAACCCAATCTTGGCATGCTTGGCTATCTTAAAGAGTGCGCCACCAGCCCATGTCGTCGGATCTAACAGAATTTCGACAGCGAGGGCACCGACCATGCCAACGGTCTTACCGTAAATACTGTCCGGCCTGACATCCCACGGCGAAACCGCATTGAATGCACGTTGGGACGCATCGAACAGCGTCAATCTGCCTGATTCAAGTATCTCCAACGCTTGGATATTGCCCGCCTCGTCTAGCGTTGACTGCCAATTGCGCCAATAAGTATCAACATTCTCAGGGGACGTACCATTAAGTTCTGCTTCTTTCAATAGCAGATCGTGGACGCCCCGCTGCCCACCTTCAAGATAGGCTCGCAGTAAACGTGTCTGATGCCGACCAACGACCCGTTCGGCTCTCTTAACAGTCCCAGAATAGTAAGCATTCTCTTCATATTTCGCATTGTTCCACGCTTCACGCCAATCAGTGGGATCAACAAACGATGCCATGCCCTTCTCAGCAAGATAGGCACCAGACCGTCCCCACCGTGTCGCCAACCGGGACGGCTTCATCACCAAACCTTCCCACAGGCCACTGGCTACCTTACCCGCAACGAACCCCATCGCCCGTATCGGAGCCAAACCGATCCCTATGGCCCTACCCATATGCTCTTCAGGTAGTAGCGGTATGTCCCATGTGAGGATCCGCTTCCACAACGCTTTCTGTTCCTCGTTAGGAGGCTCGTATCCGCCGCTGAGAAGAACCTGCTGCATCGGATTCGGTAACCGATTAAACTCGGCAGTCTGTATCCGATCCGGCATCGCCTGAAAAGTGTGCCGCATCTGATTGAACTCGGCTTGGTTGTAAGCCCGTAGAAAGTTATCCAGCATGTCGCCATCCGACGCCCCACTGGTCGCCAATGCGATAAGGCTCTCAGGAGAGGTATCTAAAAATCGACCGGCCCCTGATCGTAGAAGCAGTTGCATTCTGCGACCGTGGTACTCGTCATTGAATGACGAACGTGCTGGTGTGCCGATACTCTGAGATATTCGCCGCAATCCAGATCGTTCAGCCATTAGAGGCTCAGTTGTGCAGCGGCTTCAAGAAGGGCAGGATCCCCCGTAGCCTCACCCCAATTGCGTAACAACAAGGCTGCTTCCTGATTAGGGGTAGGCATACTACGACGGATACCTTGCTGTACACCCCTCCCCGGTGCTGTCAGCGGTGTGATCTGCGGAGTATACGCCTGTGCTTCTGCCAAAGGCAGCGGACCCGGTGGAGCAGGTGGCTGCATAGGCGGTGCAGCAACCTGTTCAGGTAGAACCAACTGACCACCCGGCTGCTTCTGTGGAAGAGGTATCGCCTTCTGAGCCTCTAGACTGTCGCTGACCTCACCATAGGCGGCACCAGCCTCCAAGCCGGGAGTCTGCGGCGTCTGCGTCTTCCGTGGACGAACCATCAGCCCGCCCTCAATGCGCCAACCAACTGCTGCGCTGCCTCAGGTGAGAACTCCCCACCGGGAGGACCACCGGGAGGACCACCGGGGCCACCGGGAGGAGGCTGTGGAACCATACCCGCCGGTCCTGCCGCCAACCCCAAAGCCTGCTCTGGTGCTATAGCCATACCCTCTTCAGGAGGAGGCGCTATAGCAGCCTGCTCCTTCCGTATCTCTTCATCAGCCTTTTCGATAGCCTCAAAGATATCTAGGCCCTTCTTGCGGTGCTTCTCAATCTTGGAGACATACACCACCGGCAACTGGCCGGACAAAGCCTGCTGCTGAATCGCAGCCATAACAGCCTCTTCCAATTGTTCCTCATCTACCCGCCGTGCCTCCATTTCGGCATCTTCAATAAATGGGTGCTTCGCCCGGAACGTGTGAAGACTGATGCCCTTCATAGAAAGCAACTGCCCCAACTGGATTGTGGTTCCCTGTATGTCCGCTCCGGGAATGGAATGCGACACCACATTATCGTATGTTTCAAAGTGGTCGTTCGGTGTAAACGTGACCTGTCCAAAGTCGCCCGCATACCCGGTAAACATTGAAAACTGTTTACTACCCCAGTAGCCCTTATAGGTAGCGAAGAGGCATTCGTTCAAATACGGGAGATGTCCCTCCATGATCTCCTGCATCTCCTGAATGCGTGGATCAAGCGCCGCACCCATGAGGGCATCGATACCCCTACCTGTGCGAAGAGCGCCGTATGTTTCTCCACCAATCTGAGGAACTGTTCCTGTAGAGATTCGGGCATTACGTTCTAGCCGATCAATGGCAATATTGGTAGATGGGTCAGGTGACGACCGGAGTTCTCCGATTTGTTCAGCATCTAGCAGAATATTGACTTGGCCTTCGCGTCCGTCCTTCCACTCGCCGCCGACAATCATCGGCACCTGACCCGAACGTCCGATAATGTACCTATCGGGGAAGATCGCTTTCTCAGTTGCCATGATCTCCAACGCCATCAACTTTGACATGAGATCAACGATGCCAACAATGTTGGAGATAGAAGATGCGATTTTGTCCAATGTCACTCGTCCGGGTGTGATAACACACGGCATCCCCGCCTTATTAGGAGCGCGAGTCAATTCCATTGTCGTTGTGACTCTCGGCTCCGTATAAGAATACCGGCTGTATCGTGGTCCCATAATTCCGATAACGATGTGTTCTGAATCCACCCATTCGGCTACATCCCACAATTCCTGACGAGCCTTCTCATCTGACGGTACAGGCCCCCCGTTCTCTTGACGGGCAGCGGGATAATGGTTACGCAACCAGTCGCCGGACTTGCCGTAAATGAATCCGACATTCGCCGGGGGTTCAACATTTTCGTAGGACTGTGGCTCTGGGAACACACCAATGGGGTCACGCACCTGAATGCGGGGTATACCCTTATCGAAGTCGGGTATGACCACAAGACAGGCAGTGGCATATCCGGCTAGGTGCCTGTACGCACGACGTATCTTAATCTTGTATTTAGAGTCATACCATGTAGCCGCAAGCGCCTTACGTCTGATATCAGCATATTCGCGGGATCGGATGCCCCGCTCCTTAGAAGGATCAATAGCAGGACAACCGATAAATGGTGTGACAGATGCGGCTCGCTGTGCTATCGCATCAATATTCTCTGCTATAAGCGCAGGCGTCAGCGGGGGAAGAACCGGCTCCTCCTCCATCGACGGGAGAGGAATAACATAATCACCGTTATATCGTTCCTTGATCTCCTGCATTCGGGTGATCAAAACAGATTGTGCGTCCTGCCTGTTCCGAATAATCGCAACAATCTCATCAAAGGTATACATCAAAACACCTTGCTAGCGGGCACACTTGATCCCCACGGTAGCCCACCAAAGTTAAACTGTGAAGTATCAATATCAAATGTCTGCTTTCGCTGTCTCCACAGAATCCAAATAAACCACAAAGCCATCACCTGATCCTGACGAAGTTTCGTTCCGCGCTTCAACGGACGCCATGCCTTCAACTGACGAATCAACTGGTCTGCTTGGTGGCGTGTCGAAGGATCATCCGCATACGGAATGTCAATCTCGCCGCGCATAAACGACAACGCCATCGACGGAACACCGATAGTTTCATCATACTTGTTTATTCCGGTTAGATGCTCCCTTACCCTGAAACCGTACCGCTGTGTCATTTCGATCAGGCGCTCATCCCGTGACAAGCCTTTCTGAAACACCATTGCTTCAATAATGACATCCGACACACTACTGCCATTGGTACCGCATCGGAGTACAGCCTCTTCCACAATGCCAAGAATCTGCTCATTGCGGGTAAGGCCCCTGTCTTCCCGCACAAACAGGATCTTAAGTTTCCCATCATGCGGTGTAGCAGCAATAACGCAATTGTTGGAACCGAGAGCGGGGTCAACACCAATATATATAGAACAGTTCTCAGGTGGCTCATGGTTCACTGATCTCAACGGATTCAGGCACTTCTGGATAGATTCATCGTCAAAGGTTGCGGCAGCAGACGAACTGGGTTCCTGCATATAGTTACGGGACCACGCCTCCTCACCGACCTTGCGGCGAATACGATCCAACGAGGTCATCGAAAAGAAATCCGGCCACAGCGGCTCCGGTTCACCCTCCTCATTGGCGATGATCGCCGGGAACTTAATTACTTTGAGAATATCTGAGTCGATCTCTGTCATCACCCGCTCATAGAAGTCGTCCTGACCCACGCGAGTACCGTTGATACTGGTACGACCCTGT